CGAGAAATTTCGTGTTTCTACTCCAAGATACTGCTGGGTGGCACAACTCACCTATACTGTCAAACACGTATCGATTCCAATATGTAAGTGAATCTTCCTTACATAATGACATGAGCGATTCCAATCTCAATGGTACAATTTCATTGAGCTGATCAAGATAGTTTTCTATTTGAAGTTGCATTAATGGAGTAATTCCAAACTTGTCGTTCACAATCTGTCTGGTATTAATGCCTATCTTAATTGGTGACAAATCACCATTCACTGCTTGCAACAGCTTATCTCTGGTGTAATTGTCAAATGTAGTGTGTTGCATTACTCTGCGTATGTCCGTTCCTCTAGTAACTCTCAATCCGTATTGAGCTAGAGACTGTACGATAGGGCATCCAGGATATTGATGTGCAAGGGATAACGCCTTGCATCGCAATAGTGCTTTGAGGACACTGGCCCTCGATTTAGCATATTTAGCACTAGTCCAACCAAATTGACTAAGCACTTTGATTGGATCACAAACATTGATCATTTCTGTGGTGTCAAAAATCATTCCACAGAAACTAGCCGTAGCTAGTGTATCATGGTATTCCATTTTAAGGAGAAGACCCATATCAGTGAACATATGATCTTTGAGTGGAGGACCATCCATGACAAATAGCCCATCATCTCCTTCAGCACAACCATCTACGTTCGTGTTTCCATTCTCTTCTGCTAAAAAGAACATAATCATAAGATTACTGAAACCGTTTCCGAGTGATGTGTTCATCTCACCAGACATGCGAGTAGCGAATACCCTAACTATGTGGTACTTGAATTCACACAAGTTTAAACCACCAAGCACCTCACGGCACTTGCGCATGAACCAATCCTTGTCAGGCAAATTCTGTGTCATGTATTCATAAAGAACGAATTCACATGCTTCCATTAACGCTCTGACAAAGAGGGACTCAAAGGCAGTGTAATCAGTAGCTAAATATCTAGCACCGACCCTTTGAATTCTTTCCAATACATACCTAGGTCTATCTCTGGCAGGAATTTTCTTGATAAACCAAGGGAGTTTAAACACCTCTTTTTCTATGGCATGAAACCATGGACCCAACAAGGTCTTAGCCTCATCGCACCGACCATTGATCGGCCGGCAGTGTTTATACTCGGGATAATGCTCATCTTTCATAAAAGACTTGACTTTATAGTTCCTTGCATCATCTCTATTGTGAATATTGGAGTTACATTTTTGTAAATCATCCTTCCTGTATTTAGGGTAGTTGGTCTCGTCTAGCCAATGGTCTACACTAAGGTCTGTATCTGCAGGAAGTGGACTGAGATTTTTCTTTACCCAGCCTTCAACAAAAGCTTTAAACTTCTGTAAGACTCCAGGTTTAGCAATGGGCGGTGCCATCGCAAATCTCTTACGAATGCCCGCTTCGATAGTCTTTGGGTCCCCAGGATCGGCGTGTGGAAAACACACACCATCCCAGTGGCAACCCAGGCTTACAGCCACAGGTACTCTCAGTGAGAGGTCAGCCAACGCCCCGCTTCTCTTAATGGAAGCAGATTGTTTTATTGGGCTGATCTTTGGGAGTTTAACCTCACCATACCTGTAACCATAAGCATAATACCGTCTTAGACTAGGGAGCGGGATTTCTGAAAACCCACTTTTGGCGAAACCGCAGTATTGTACTTATGCAAGCACAACAAAAAGAATGCGGTATTATGACGCACATTCCAACTGAGATCTCGAGTGGACCTTTCTTCGCAGTCCTTTGAGACATTAACTGTCTTATTAGTCTGACATGCCCTTTCAAAGCTTAGCCAAGCTTGTTCTAATTCTGTAGAATGACCTACACGTGCTGTAGGCTTAGCTTGACTGGCTAACTCCAAGGATACTACAATCCTCTTTTTCTCCTGGAGTGTATGGGGAATTCCCAAGTACATATCATGAACCGTGTACTCGAAAACAGCATAATGGGGATCGTCATGCTTCATGTCGGATGTTGCGTTGTCGTCTGCTCTAAGATCTAAATCTTGGTGCTTATAATCGGTAAAATGTACAAACTCGATTTTGTGGCAGGTATCTCTCTTCTTGAGATTACCGACAACGTCAACTATATTGGCAAGGCCGTTAAATGCAAAAGCAAATAAGGATGTTCTAGCGTCTCTTAACGCCCCACCTCCTAGCAATGCAGTCATGGAAGCTGCAAAACCTTGTGATTTACCATTTGTAGCAAGGTCTACTAGGGAGGAAGCAGCCGTTGATACAAATCTACGACCAGTAGATGTGCTCAACCCAGCGCCAACAGCAACAGTTGTACTGACAAACGGTACGATTGACAATAAACTGTTACAGTTGTGAGGCTCAACCCAGGATCTGGACATTTTTAAGATGTGTTCAAATCTTTCTTCGAG